ATCATCAATTCTATTACCGAACTTATCAATCTTACCTAACATCTTAGACATCATTTCTTCTAATTTTAAGTTACCATTTTGTTCTTCTTTGGAATAATAAATACCATCACCATAAATATCATCTTCAGGTGTTTCTTTAATATTACCACTAAGTTCTACTTGTACATCTTCTTCTATTGGTTTATAGTTTGGGTCGTGAGTATTAATCTTTGTTATTCTTTTACCTGTTATTCGTTGGACTGCCATTATTTGCTCCGTTCTTCTATTTGTAATCCCGACAATCTGCTTCTATGTGCTTTAACAATTATACTATGTTTAAAGTTCTGATGACCCGCTACTAATTGAGGTTCTGTTACAGAGTTCATTTCAAAATAAATACCATTCCAATCAACAATATCACCAATTTCTGGAAAGAAACCTGCTTCTGATAGTGTTGTTCTGTGGAAGTATAATTCTATAGCTGTATTTACATCTGAACCGAAATCGTTAAATTCTGTTTCTGGTTCAATATAGTTAATAAGACAATTTACTCTAAATCCATCATCATAATACTTTGTTGTAGATTCACCATACATATTTTCTTCTGTATTTTCAATAGATACTTTGTATATATCTACTGTCTGTCCAATTATTTCATCTATGAGTTCTTCGTTAAATACATCAAACAAATTTACTTCTTTTTGGGGAACGAAAAACGGCTTCGTTTCTTGATTTGTACTTGTTCCATTTGAACTTCTACTTGACATCTATATCTCCTAACCGATGTATATTTCAAGTGGTGCTTTGTTCAACACTTGTTGATTAGCTTCTGCTTCTTCGGCTTCTGCTTTTGATTTTTCTGTTAATGACATTGATTCTAAAAATTCTTTTAGTTCTTCTAATAGATTCGTCTTTTCTTCTCTACCTTCAGATTTCAATGATTCACCATCCATTGTTACCTCACCATTTGGAAGTGGCATTGAAGCATATTTACTTCTGATGATACCGAGTAATTCTTTTGATAACGCTAATGTCATCTTTCTTATCCATTGACGACCAGATGAGTTTATCTCATTATATGTTATAGATTTATATGGAACATTACTTGGGTCTGTTACTTTATTCGTTGTATGTGTTCGTGTAGTAGATTTGACTTCACTTCTAATTTGATATTCAAACCATACTTTATCTCCAGCATCTGCATCTTTTGGTCTTGGAAATATTCTTACTTTATTGTTTACCAATTCAAATGAATAATTAGATTTTCTAACTTTATCACTTGTTTCAATAGTCTGCATTCTTGTTATATCATGTGAAATCGGTCTCATTATGAATGAAATGGCCGGTGAAGTTCCCCCCATACCCATACCATCCAACATCTGTTGTTGGTCAAATGAACCAGCGTATGGGTCATAAAATTTAAGTGTTGCTGATGGACCATAATTAAACATTCGTTGGATTTCAAGTCTATCACCTGATTTTTCAAGTGATGAATCATTCTCTAAATCATATTCTTGTTTACTACTTGTAAGAGTAATTGAACCACTATACATTTCAACACTACCACCAACATTAACAGCTTCACCATATTGTTCTGATAAGAATACCGCCGTTCCCATATTTCCATGTTGTACACCTATACTACCAGTTCCCATCATTGAATTTGAATCATTACTCCAACCCGAACCACTTATTTTGTTGTCAGAACCATAAGAGTTCCACATCCAATTCTTTATATTATAATTGTTTATATATTGTGAATATTCTGATACCGCTTCTTCAAACATAGCGTATATAGAACCTGAATCAAATTCAAGTTGCATGACAGGATGTCCAAGTCTACGAGCTACGAATTTACATATACTCAAACTTTCACTTTGAAACGCTATATCAGCGTCATAAAGTCCATATGGTGTTGAACTTGTTACTTGTGATGCTGATGTTGGGTCTGCATATAAATAAGCGAATTTTGACATTAAAATTTCTCCATTATTAGGTATTTCTACTCACATATAAATATCAACAAAAAACAAAAACCCCATCAATTAAGACAGGGTTTTTTGTTTTAACTTTTATTTTATGTTAAATTACACCAAGTTTAAATCCTTGATTGCGATTTTACCATAAAATTCCGGACGAATCATCTTCTTAGCATATCTGGTCATCACGCCTTTACGAGGTGTAAAGTCAGATGGGTCATATACAAGAGGTGTCATAATCAATGGAACATATGGAGCATATACAGCACCTGTTTCCAAGAAATTATTTCCTCTAAAACCAACCAAGATTTGATTTTCAGACATATAAGGATTCTTATATACTGTCCATCTATTTTGTAGTGAACCGATTGCTTGAACACCAGCAGCAAATGATTGTTTATCACCATCTGTTGCTACACCATATCCAGGAATTGATTCAAGGATAGTAGCCACTTTAGGAGATACAACTACAAAGTTAGCACCACCTCTCATAGTTAATTTATGAATTTCATTAGATACTTTTTGTATCTTTGAAACAAGTGTTTGCCACCATTCAAATCGTGTTCCGTAGAATGTTGTAGATACCCAAGCAGCTTCGTCAGTACCAGTACCATTATAGTCTTCACCTGGAGTAACTGACCAATAGTCTTGTGTTACTGCGTCTGCAATCAACATATCAAGAATTTCTAAATCAATTTCTAATGAAATGTATTCAGATAACATTGATGTTAATTCAGCTTCAGCATCAACACTATGATAAGCGTTCAAGTCTTGAGCTAATTCAGGTGTCCATACAGCTTTCAACTTACGAGTCTTAGCAACAATTGCTTGACTTCTTAATTGTAAGTCAACTTCAGGAATTGCTAGTGAATCAGCAGTAGCATCACCACCAGTATCTTCAAAGTCGCCTCTAGCAGATTCAGTTGGTGCTACATTATAAACAAGTTTAAATTCAGCTCCATTCATTGTTTCTTTATCAGCTGCGGAACCAGAGAATATCAGAACAGCGGCACCAGCACTAGTACAAGTACCAAACTGTGGTAATAAATCCCACGAAGCAGCTGCGGCTGAACAAGATACATTAAAAGACCTAATAGCTAATTTATCAGCATCAGTTGGAATTGTAAATGAAGCTTTCCATATATTATTAATAGAAGCTGAAAACTCTTGATTGAAGTTAACATCTTTATAAGATGCTGTTGTAAATGTCGGGCCTAGATCAGATGATACTGCAGTATTAATTGAATAGTTATACCGACCTTCACCATATAAACCACCAACACCGTAAGGAGCAGATGAACCAGATGGAGAGTTAGGACCAGATTTACCAGCGAGTGAATTTACACTACCCCCAGGTACATCAGCATATCCTGCAGTATCTGTACCAAAACCTTCACCTTCTGTACCCGCAGTTGTTTTACCATATTTAAAGTCAAGATAAAATACAAGACCAGATGGTAAGTTCATTGGTTGAACAGACACAAATTCTTGTGCTGCTAATTCACCAAATATTCGTCTTACCAATGGTAAAGCGACACCGGACCATTCTTCTGAACCAGCAACTGCGGTGTTAGAACCACCTGAACCACCACCAGTTGAACTATTTTCTGAAATAAGCTGACGAGCTTGGTTTTCCAACATCGTAGCCATTCCACTTTTTTGAAAATCCTCATTCAAACCATCTAACAAACCTGTTTTATCCCATTTTGAGACAAGAGCTTTAGATTCTTCAGCTTGTTTTTTATAAGGACTAGCCCCTAAAAGGGCATCATTAATATAATCACTCATGATTATTTTCTCCTAATTACTTAATTATACCAGCAAGTTTCTTAAATCTGTTAGCAACTTGACTTTCTTCAGTAATCACTTTTTGTGACTCTTTAGAAGGTTTTGTTGAACTAACAGCTGAACTGGCTGATTCTTTAATGTTATGTTTTCTTGTAATTGAACCATTATCACCGAACTGTTCTGCAAGTGTAGAATAAACAAGTTTAATCTCTCTTGTAGTTTGTGCTCTGTCAAATGTTTCAACTACCTTTAGTTTTTGACCATTATCCAAAGAAAATTCTTTGAACAACTTATTTGTAAATAGAAGTTTTGCATTCAAGATATTAACTTCGTGAAGTTTATCTTTTAAGAAAACAACTGCTTCTTTGTATTCGTCAAGTTCAGCTTGAACAGATGAAACGTCAGTTGATTCTTCAACTTCTTCTTCATCTTCTTCATCGTCACCTTCTTCAAACAAAGATTCGTCAATTTCAAATTCTTCATCTTCATTAACTTCTTCACCTTCAACATCGTCTGTTTCATCTACTGATTCAGCGTCATCTGATTCGTCTGATTCTTCTACTGATTCTTCGTCTGATGATTCATCTTCGGAAAGTTCGTTTTCGAGTTCTTTAATGATAGCTTCTAAGTCAAGTTCTTCCTCAACTTCTTCGTCATCACCAAAGTCCACATCTTCTTCACCTTCTTCACCTTCATCTTCAGCAACTAAAGCGTATGTTTGACCATTCACTTCAATAGTTTCAGCAACTTCTTCTTCATCTTCAAAAGATTCTTCTTCATCAGCTTCTTCTTCGCCTCCGAAATCTTCATCTTCTTCAAATGCAGCTTCAGCTTCTTCTTCATCACCGACTTCATCTTCAGCAGCTTCTTCGTCACCATACTCATCATCTTCTTCACGAAGTTTAGCAGATAACATAGATTTCAACTGAGGTGTGAATGCTTCTTCTAACGCCATCTTTGCGTTTGCCAATGCTGTTTCTCGAACTGCTTTAGCGTCTGCGATGGCTTCTTTTAAAATATCACCCATGATATTTCTCCTCACATTATATATGTTTGTAATATAGTTATTATAAGAACTATAATAAATTTTTCGGTTTGTTTAGACACGGTATAAAGTCCGACCATTGGACCGTGTATTTGTTTGTGTATATAAATATGATTTATTAAAGAAAACCGTTAATAAATCTTAATAATCTCTATTATTTTCTTTATTTTGTTGATATTTATGACGAGATTTCTGTAAATTCTTCTTTTCTCGTTTAATTCTTGATGGTTTTTCATAGTATGACCTATTTTTTAATTCTACCATCAACTCACTATCTTTTACCATTCTTTTAAATTTCTTTAATGCCCATTCGACATTGTTGTTTTTCACATCTATCTTTAAACCAGTTAATGGTTTTTGTTTTCTTGTCATATTAACCTCTTACTTGTATTCTATTTTTCATAAACATCCCAATTACTTTATCTAGATGTTTACCTTCTACATCTAATATAAATGTACTACCTTTACCTACACCATAATCGTAATCTTTTCCCATTTTTAATTTAAGTTTTTTTAATATCTTATCAACTTTTAATTTATCAATAATAGGTATTTGAAGTTGAGTTCGTTTTGCTTCCATCAAATCTTTGATTGTTTCTCTGATGACTTGTCTTATTTTATTTTCCATTGTTAAACCAGAAGTTGGATTCCAAATACCAAGTTTATATTTTTTTTCAACTTTTTGTAGTTGTTTAAGTAATGATTTACTATAAACCATAAACCCATTAAAGTTTGACATATATCCAACCGTTTTACCCTTATATAATACATCGCCTTGTTTTGGGTATTTTGGAAAGTCAAGACCTATCTTTTTGAGAAAAGGTTCAAATTCTTTTGGATTAAACCAAATTTCTGCTTCATCTAATCTGACACTCTCATTCTGTTTCATTGATTCCAAAAATTTCTTTGCCATATATCGTTCTTTTTTGTATTCGGCTTTAACCCATTTCTTTCTCATTGATTCGGGCATTTCAGATAAATCAACACCTTCATTGTTTACCATCCACGCAACTCTACGAGCATCAGAATTATAAGTTTTCTTATATCTGTTCTCTTCAAGAGTTTTGAACCACTTTTTGATTTCTTTAACTGTCGTTCTCTTCATTATCTAATCCTTTTTATGTTCTTATTAAGAAGTGTAAGTATTTCTATTAATTTTCTAGCACTCTTATGATATTTTTTACCCCACTTCGCGGCTTTATCTTTATTTAATTTCTTTACATTATCTTCTAACTCATTAAATAAATCTGCCAAGACAAAACCAACTTTATCTTCTGGAGTATAGTGTAATTCATTTAAAAGCTCTTCCTTAATAATCTCTTTTAATCTATTCTTTGTTAGTTTCATTGGTATTTCTCCGATTAAAAATATTTAGCCAAATCAATTGCACCCTGAATTGCACCAAGTAGTTCTTTTTTATCAACACCTTTAAACATTCTATCTTTCATTACGAGTTTAAGAATAACTTGTGGTTTTTTCTTTTTGTTCTTCTCCACAATACCTTGTAAGACATCAAATTGGTCTGATGATAATCTACCACTACCTTCGTTTAGGTTTTTGATTTCTTCTCGTATGATTTCTTTTAATCTATTCTTTGTTAGTTTCATATTAATCCCATTCCCTTCCGCCTTGTTTTAAGTAATCAGAAAAACCGCTTTTATCTTTTTTAAGATTTACTATACCGCCTCCAAACGAAACAACACTTTTCCTACCATTTGATAACAATACTTCAGCTGCATCTGGTGTTACATTGGGTTTCAATTTAATCAATTTATATGCATTACCACCAAAGAAAAATGTTTCACCCATTTTTACATCTTTTAATTTCTTTGGTTTGGGCATTTTACTCATTCTTTCCTTCTTCTAAATCTTCAGTTATCAACATCGCCTCCGAAAGGCATCCTCGTGCAATACTTGTATGACTATCTTCAACTATTTTTATTTCACTAATTTCAATAGGAAATTCATCCTGATTAAACTGTTCTTTTACTATTTCTAAAAATCCTTTAACTAATACACTACCACCACCAAATACGATTGGAACTGGCTTTGGAAACTGTGGTACAGTTTCTAAATTATTAAACTGATTTGTTAGATTCACAAATAAATAGTTGATAAGTGCTAAATAATAACTTCTAATAGCATTTATGATATTGTATTCTTCTGAACCTTCTTGGTAAATGTCGTTTATTGCTGATTTCCTTAAATCCAATAATTGTGAATTTTCTTTGGTAGATATTACCTTCGTAATAGTACATCCACAATCCATAGCAACATTTTGGTCAATCCAATCTCCTCCTCTTGCTACAGAAAAAGAAAGTGATGACATACCAGCGAACATTACGGCAATATTTGCCATCCCAGCACCAACAGATATAGCAATACCAGTTAAATCATCATCAACTAACGATTCATATGCCAATGCCACTCCTTCCTCTATTACATGAGTATCATATCCATATCCCTCAATAATCTGTTTTAGAACATCTTCGTGATATGATACTTCTCTTGTTTGGTCAATTGGTTTAGCGGGTACACAATATACACATACTTCATCTTTTTTTGCTTTTCCTAATAATTCACCGATGATTGCGTTCAATACTGGTAATGCGTCTTTCTCTTTTGGATTTAATAATCCAGATTGCATTGGTCTTTTTAATTCTGTTGTTGAGAAGATTTGAGCATAGTTAAATGCGTGTTGTCCAACAATGTGAACTTTACCCGCTTTTTCAACGAATGGTATTTTTTGACGCTTCAACATTCTTTTCACTTGTGCTGCATCACCATCTACTGTCAAGAAGACATTTCGTTGTTTTTTTATACTATTTTCTTCTGCGGTTATGTAGTATGATGTCCCACAGTCAAGTCCTTTTGCCATTATTGTACCTCCTGTAACTTTTTCATTTTATATTTAGTTCCTTCTATCATTTATTTGTTCTTTATCTCCTCAAACTTTTCAGTTTATCTTTTTGGGTTTTTACTTTACCCTTTTTGACTTCATCTGATTTTAAATCTGATACATCAGCTTCTGTTATACTAATCTGTTTCTTTATGTCCACTTCAATTGGACCTAAATCTTTTTTCACCTTTTTTGTTTCAGTTGAAGGATTATCAACAAATATTGTTTCTTGTGATAATCCCCCAACGTGTCTGACGGGAAACCAGTTTAAATTCTTTTTTACCCACTTTAACAATAACCACATAACCAAGCCCGCTTCCGTCATAATAACCGTTACTGTAACAATGTTGGTGATGGTTTCACCAAAATTAAACCAAAATAGTTCTTCGTTAAACATCTTATTTATTCTTAATCATATCCCCAAGTGAAGGAATACCATTCACAACATTACCAATGTCTTTCAATCGTTTTACTGGTCGTCTGTCTAATGCTTCTTTTGTTGATTTCATTGCTTTTGTGATAGCTTGTCGTTTCTTATGTAAATACTCATCACTATCATCGGAATCACCATCGTTATCGATGTCTTTATCTTCTCTATCTTCAAAGTCATCTTCTGGTTCAACTTCATCTTTATCAACAGCGTCTAATGCTTCGTCTATTTCGTAGTATCTGTTTAAGACATGACCTATATCTTCATAAAGACCTGTTAGTCTTTGATTTAAGATATGTGCTTCTTTTGCAGTTTTTTGAAATTCAACAACACTACCTTTAAGTGATTTCATATTCTTACTTACTGAAACTTTATCAAACCAATCGTCTGTTTCTGATAAGATATGTGAATGTGCTGATTCAGCAATATCGGATAGTTGTTTTGCTATTTCTGAAATATTACTATTGTTGTAAAGAGATTTACCAATGTGTCCAAAGTTTTTTACATTTTCAGACACTTGATGTCTGTCTATCTTTGGTTTAACATCTTCAAATGCTTCACTCAATATGTCTTTTAGTTTTATTTTATTACTCATTGTAGTTTCTCCCTACTTTTTGTTTTTCTTTGAATTTTTTCCAAGTTGACCACCACCACCACCACCAAATCCTAGATTAGCGTCTATGTAAGCTTGGACTTGTGCTTTCTCAGCAGCTGATAAATTCGATATTGATGTATCAAAATCAGATGATGCTGTATCGTAATCTGCTTTTGTACTATCTCTTGCAGTTTCTGCTGAATCTCTGGCTGATACTTTTAATGTATAATCTGGATTTGTTGAATATCCCTTACCTTTTGATTTACTATAATTATATTTACCTTTACCAGCTGATTTTCTGAACTGTTTGTTTGTATCAACTGCGGCTGCTTTTGTAACATAGTCAGCTTTAGCATCATTCCAAGTATTTAATTTTGATGTTTTAGCTGTTTGTTTTGTATCTCTTGTTGCTTTTTTTGATTTAACATTTGAAGCTTGTGCTTTTACACCTTTTATTTGTTTTGATCCACCCAAAGTTCCACTAATCTCTCGTAAAGATTTAATTTCTTCTCTTATCATCTCTTTTAATCTTGTTTTTGTCAATTTCATTTTATTTTCTCCTAACTTAATGAATTTAATTTATATGATTTCAGTTGATTTCTATCTACCACTTCAATTGATTTAACACTTGGTATCTTTACTTTTTTTAATTGCATATGTAATTTTGTTGTATTTTTTAACCTGTACTGGTGTAATTTTCATAATTATTTCCCTATCTAGCAAATCTTAATTCACCATCAATATAATTCAATAACTCTTTGTTACTAATTCCCTTACTTTTAATATTTTTAGTTAAAAACTTATCCTTTAATACTATTTTTAAAATATCCTTTGGTTTTTTGTTTTTGTTTTGCATTACAATACCACCAAATACATCAGATTCATCTCTACCGAATTTACCAATACCGCCTTCATTTAACTTCTTAATTTCTTCTCTAATGATTTGTTTTAATTTACTTTTTGTTAGTTTCATTTTTTATTCTCCAACTAATTTATAGTCATTTGTGTCGTTTATGAATATTGATTTATCACACCCACAATCAGGGTCATCATATTGTATTTCTAAATCTACTTCTTTCATATCTTCTGTATCATTAATAAATATCAACTTATCTGCATATTCAGGATATTCATCAAATACATATTCCATTTCAACCAACATCATTTCTACTTCTTGTAGTGGTGTTAATTCTTCACTAAATTTTATATTATCTTCATTTCTTTGGACTTGGTCTTTCAATACACCTTTTGCTTCTATTGATGGATAGAATGGACCTGAAAATAAATCATCAATATCTTGTCCTTTTCTTCCAACGAACCCACCAACTGATCCACCAGCTGATGCTTCATTTAATAATTTATATATTTTTTCTTCAAATGTCATATTCTTATCCATTAAAAAATGCTAATTTAACAATTAAACTTATTGTAGCTGTAAATAAAATCCATAATGCTTTATTCACACCAAATTGCCAGTTTAATAAATTTCGTATATGTGAAAATCCACTTTCAACATCATCGTTTCTTGTTTCCCAATATTTACGAACATCTGAATTTTTATTAACTCTTATCACGACACCATCATCAGGGTCAAGTAATTGTTTTTTAAGGTCTCGAATATCTTTTTTTAATTCTTTTTGGCCATTCTGTAAATCATCTACTGACTTAGCTAATAGAGTTAATTCACCATTTGGCATCTTCTTTCGTAAATCTTCAATTTGTTCTAATATTTCTTTATTTGTGGCCACAACCTAGACTCCTATCGTTACATGCTCTAATCATTTCTTTCATATCATTCTTCATAACACTTTGATTGTAATTTATATTTCTAAAATTACTATTAATACTACTAACAACATAACTACTATTTTGTGGTAACTCTTTTTCAATAGATTTTAGTTCCTGTATTATTTGTTCATTAGTAACTCTCATCATATTCTCCGTTATTTCCATTTACGGGTTGGCATTCCCTTTTTGCCTTTATAATATCTTCTAAATCCGTTTTCTACTCTTTCATCCATTAAAACAGATTTCATAAAATTTAATTCATCTCCTGATGCTCTTCTTATATCTCCCCATCTGACAACTCTCATCACATCAAAGTAATCAGCTTTTCCTGATTTGGCTAATTGTAACCAATCCTTTATTAAATTATACTTTACTTTTTTCAACATCTTTGAATGTTGTTTAAGTTGTTTTTCAACTATCGCTCTCGCTTCTTTTGATGTAAATCCTGGTGTGGACATTTGTAGTTTATTGGTTTTTTTCTTAATTACATCATAGTTACCTTCAATATCTGTATTAAATGTATCACCGGCATAACCAATAGTAGAAGCTTCTCTAATAGTATGTCTAATCAATTGTCTTAATTTTTGTTCAGTAAGTTTCATCTTACTTTTTTTCCTCATACTTAGCTAACGCATCCCACATTTCAGCAAAAGCTCTAATACCATTTCTTGATGATTTCTTCCATTCACCTTTCTTTGCGTTCTTCAATAAGTCAATAGACATCTTTTGAACTTTCTTCTTTAATACATCATAAGGATATACACCGACACCTTGAACTTGTATTTTGTCTGAAGCTTCATCTATCTTGAATGGTGGTCTATTACTATCTGTATAGACTTTTCCTAATTCTAAATCTTTTATTAAGTCTGTGAGTTTCATTACAGTTTGTTACTCATTTTGATTACTTGACCAATGTCACTAACAGCTTTTTGAGCTTTCTTTATACTCTTAAATAAACTGGAACTATGTCTTGATGATATATCTATTGATTTAAGTTGTTCCAAATTTCTTACAAGTGCTTTAACTTGTTTTTCACCTGGTTTTACTTTCATTTTAGGAGCAGCTTCTTCAATGTTTTGAAGTTCTTCTCTAATCATTTCTTTGAGTTTTGCTTTTGTTATTTTCATTATTGTAATTTATCCATCATTTTAAAGAAAAACTTATAAAATCCTTCCACATTTTTCTTATATTGTTTATTTAATTCTTTTGCGTGTCTCCCCAAACCTTTAGATTTAAGTAAAGATTCCATATCATGAACTGCATCCCAAAAAGCCCCATATGTTTTTTTAATTTTGTCATATTGCCCAGCATAATCAGCTGCAGGACCCTCATTCAACAATTCTTCTCTAATCATTTCTTTGAGTTTTGATTTAGTTAGTTTCATTTATTTCACCTTCCAAGCTTTTTCATAATCTTTCATTATTTTTTTAAGAGTTTTATCAACACTCTGTTGCCACTTAGTTAATGCTTTATGTCTGTTCTTATATGTATAATGACCACCTGGACTATCATATTCTATACTGTCCGTATCAGTTGAACCCCCTGCTAAATAATCTAAATCATCTTTGGCACCATCCAAAGCGTCTTTAGCTTTTTGTATTGGGTCAGCTAAATCTATATATTCATTTAATAGTTCTTCTCTAATCATTTCTTTTAATTGTGATTTAGTTAGTTTCATTTTACAAATCTCCATACACCTTGAGCCATTTTTTTCAATGGCATTTTTTCAAATTTCTTTTGTAATGCTGGATTCTTATCATAAGCACTGTGTATTCTTAATATCAAATTAGCAGTTTGTACATCTACACCCTTTTCGTGTTGATGATTCTTTACAATTCTTTTTACTACATCTATTGCAGATTCTTTTTTTTCTGTAAGTTTTCCTTCTCCGAGTGGTCTAATACCAATATTTAAGGAACGAGGTGGAGATTTATCTAATTCTCGTTTCAGCATCTTTATAGCCATCTCTTTGTTTTTAACTACAGTTAAAGTTTTATCAGTAGCTCCATCATAAACAATCCAAGTACCCTCCAAAGCTTTATCCCATCTATCTTGACTGATGTTCTTTTCAGTAAGTTTTCCTTCAAATAATTTTGATATTTCTTTACCATCTATATAATCTGGTAACCACTTATCTAATGATTTGGGTGTTACTCCTCTACCTCTAAACTTTTTGATAACCTTTTCAGAGAAACCCTTACCAGCTTTGTTCCAATACTTACTTTTCATCATTCGTTTAGCGATTTCAAATGGTGGTAAAGATTTATTTACTTCTGTAAGTTTTCCTTCTTTAATTCTATTCTTTGCTAACATTGATACAAATTTTATATCAGCATTCGCTAATTGTTTCAATTGGTCTTTAGGTAGCTTCTCTAAAAACTTAATAAATTTCTTATAGGTAGGTGAAGATGGATCCAGTTTATTAAGACTTCCATACCCCAATTTCAAAAGATTCAACTGTTCTTTTGAAAACTTACCTTCTTTAAGTTTTCCTTCTTTCACATTTTCTGCTGTATGACCAATCCAAGACATCGCTTCAGCTTTTGAATGAAATACTGAAATTACATTTATCTTTTTACCAATTGAAATTAATAGATAAACCCATTTCTTTGGTTTTTCATCACCACCCCATATTGTATATTCTTTTGCACTTCCACCAGAATATTCTGGAATCTTGAACAATGATACTTTACTTCCGTTACTTGCTGTTTTTTTCTTTATTGGTTTTTGAGTTTTTGACCATTTAGCAAATCCTTTTACACCGGAATCAAAATTCTTACTACCTGATTGGTCTGTAATCCACCCTCTACCTCTAACTCTTGTTGTTTGACCACTATCTGGTGAATAAGATAACCATAACATACCGTTTAGCATATATACTTTTTCTTCTTTGGCTTCGTTGAGTTTTGATTCTTTAATACTTTTATTATATGGTTTTTCATTCCAAGATGATACTGCTGATATTGCAACATTATCGTATTTATCACTATCTACAATTTTATTCATTAAGATGACTGCGGCTCTGTGACTTTTCACAGCTTTAATTACTTTGTTATTTCCACTACTATCTTCTGTATAAACGACCCATTTACCAGGTTTAGCAGCTTCACTCAAAACTTCCCGTATCATTTCTCTCAATTTTTGTTCGTTCATATCGACATTCTCCGATGTTTTCTTTTTCAGTCGTGATTTCTCTTTACGACCTCTGTTTTTGGATTCGTCTTCAAATCCAGCAATTTTTCCACCTTTATGTGATGCATCTTTACCATCACCGTTTCCGTAAGTACCTTTTTTTCGATTGTACTTGTTTAATTCTGCTCTATATTTTTTAGATTTCGTAGATGACTGAAATTTCTTATATTCATCTTTGTAATCTCGTTCTTTAACTTCAGTTTTTACCTTATTAGGTAATCCCTCATGGTCAGTTTCAGCATAATCTTCAACATCTTCTGGATTCATCTGTTTAGCTGCATCTTTAACTGCTTTTGATGGATTTTTCAATTCACCTTTTTGGTATGACCGTACCATACCCATAAATCTTTGTTGTGATTTAGAAGATGCCGGCATTTACTTAATCAGTTTAATTAACCAGTCTTCAACATCATATTTATCAATCTTAAATGAAAATCCACTTGATATACCTCGATATTCTGAAAAATCAGCGAACTTTAATTTCTTCTGTAAATGTTTATTTAATATACTCCAAACTTTATCTTTATCATCTACCATTTTTGTTGGAATAAAATTTAATACCAATCCATCTTTTACATTAATACTTACAACAAATTTAACACCACCAATGGATAGTTTTGCTTCATTAACTTGAAATGGTGGTTTATCCTTATCGGTATAAATCTTTCCTAACTCTACATCACCAAACTCTTCTTTAAGTAAATCAGATACAGAGGGTTTGGGTTGTTCTGGAACAACTTTCTTTTTTGATTGTTTCTTTGGAAATCCTAACATATCTCTGTATTTCATTCTTACTCTCCTCTGAATATATCGTTTATGATACTTTCAATTTTACAATCGACTGTACAAGTTTTCTTTTCAACACCTTCTTTAATCGGTGATAGGAAAGCTCCGTGCGTTGATGGGTTTGATACAAAGTCAAATGCAATCAATTCAAAGTCAGGTTGAACTTCAACAGTATCTTCTTCACCACCATCCTCATTTACTTCTTTAACTGAACCTAAACCACGAGATGATATTCCGAGTTTAATTCCACTTTTAAATAATTCTTTTAAGATATTTCCACTTGGTGTTCCTAATACTTCAACCGTTCCAACTAAATCATCACCATTCCAATGCATTTCCATAATGTTATGTGATACATTGTTTAAGTTTACGACTGATGAATCTGGATGGTCAAGTTCTCCGAGAGCCCGTCTTTCTTTGATTTGGGTAGCTGTGTATTTCTTTGCTTCTCTCATAAGAGTTTCCTTTGGATATACTCTTTTATTTTGATTAATCGCTTCTGCTCTTTGAAGAACTCCCTTCACTATCAATTTACCATTTGTTTTAATGGATTCATTGATTTGTTGTTCATTTATTTCAAATGGCAGACAATCTACTATTAACTCTCTATTCATTATCATTTCTCCAAAATATTTGTTTTGACATTTTAATATTCTCCCTATGCAGTCATATCTAAATAGCCCCAAGCGCTACCATCATAGATATAAATTCTTCCATTAGTTTGTTCTGTACTATAAGTCATTGTACCCTTTGCTGGTTTAGTAACTTGAGCTGCAGTGTCTGTAGCAAATACTGGAATATGACTTGTACTTGGATAAGTTATACCAACCGCTACTTGTTTTTTTGAATTATCTGGGTCCTGTATATAAGACATTGTTTATTCTCCTACTTCCATGAATTTCGTTTAATCCAAATGTCACGATAGACATCTGGAATATCAAATCCTAATTCTATTACCTTAGTATCTAATTCTGCTTGGGTATCACATTCATAAGTGTTGTGATTGGTGCTTGTTACACCTGTATATTCACCGTATAATAGTATTTCATCAACTCTTTTATGAATTACTTTTAATTTGTCATACATAACTTCCCTTAGTTTAATTGTTGTTTCATCTTGTTTAGTTAATTTAGTCATTATTTATCCAATCGTTACCACTTAAAATTTCTAAAATCTCCGAATGAGAATAAGTTGTTATACCATCAAATACTTCGGGAGTGTCTCCATCCCATTTAAGTATTGCTTTTGTGTTATCTAATGACTTTCTAAGTGTACTTACACTTGTCTGGATAGATTTTGCTACTAAATTTTCTAATTGGTTTGATGTATAATCAGCAAGGGTTATAATTGCCCATTTTCTATTGTCGTACATTATGGTGTATTCTCCTCTATATCTCCTGATACCATATTTATCATTGTTCCATCATTACCTACTCCTGAGTTATCTGTAATGGTTGGATGTGTATCGTCATCCCCCATTCTCCACCAGCCGTGTAAATTAGCAAGTTCTGATAAATCATTTGGTTCCCCATTATTATAAAGACTTGTTACGTCAGCCGATGAAAGTGCTGCATTAAATACAGATACCTCATCAATATATCCTATAAAAGGTCTTCCCAATGAACTGATATAGAGATTATCTGAGCTGGCACGGTCAGTTAATAAATTATCTGAATATGTAGATGTCGTTGCTGTATTTGCATTAAGATACATACTAAAAGTCTTTGTTGATAAATCATGCGATATAACAAAATGATTCCACTCATCATTACTGGGAGCAGGACTGAAATCTTCAACATAAACATTAGCAGCATCATCCTTGTATAATAACCTGTTATAAGCAATTTTTAATCCGTTTTGATAATTAGAACCTATACCGAGTCCTGCCCACGAATCAACATTAGCATTATCTGCATTCATCCAGCAACTAATACTAAAATCTGCATCCATAAAATTAGTTATAGATATATCCACATATTCATCAACACCCTCAAAGGCAAGTGAATAATCATTAGTGAAAGAAGATATAAATTCTGATGCTCTATAACCCCAGGCAGTGCCATCATAAATAAAAACTTTATTACTTTCCGTACTATAAGTCATTGTACCTGGTGCCGGTTTAACAACTTGAGCTGTCACATCAGTAGCAAATACTGGAATATGACTTGTACTTGGATAAGTTATACCAGCTGGTACTTGTTTTTTTGAATTATCCGGGTCCTGATAAAACATTGTTTATTCTCCTACTTCCATGAATTTCGTTTAATCCAAATGTCACGATAGACATCTGAAATAACGTCTCTAATTAATTTTCTTATTATATCTATATCCTTTTTATCTAATTCTTCTTTAACAACAGAATAACCGAATACATTAGGTTTTTTATGTCCCTTTGCAAATCCGGCTTTTCGTTTCTTTTTTCCATCACCTTTTCCAAATGCATTTGGTGTCGAATAACCATCAGCATCAGTAGTTGTTGTTATTTCTTCCAACTCATCTTCATCTTCGAGTGGTTTTTCGTATCCAGGTGCACCCGATGTACCAGAGATTTCTTTCTGTAAGATGTGTCGTATTAGTTCTCTTAACTTACTTTCGTCCACTGTTCTTCAACTGTTTTGCTAACTCGTAATATCTCATTAACTGAACTACAGCGTCATCTTTAACGCTCTGTGAATTACCGACATCACAGAATTTATCAACTGAATTGATAGCTTCTTTTAACTTAATTTTAACAACTTTATCTTTTAGATTTTTACTATTATCTTTAAGTTCTTTTTTGATGTTGGGGATTTCACTTTCGATGTATTCTTTAAGTGAGTTGGTATTTGATACATTGTTGATATAAGCTTTTAATAAGTTCTTTTGTGGGGAGTTTAAGTTTGAGTATTTTTGATTGAACTTTTCAAGTAATGTCTTATATGTAAGTATTCTCAAATCTTCGTCATCCGGAAGAGCCGTCATTGTTTCTGATAGTTTGATTTCACTCTTTGTTGTTATATGTTCAACAAGATTAAAGTGAGATTCAGTTTTCTCATCAGGTGATAATGAATCAGAGTATTCAAATAGTTTAAAAGCAGATGCATAAATCTTATAGTTATCAACTTTTGAAGATATGAACTTTTGCAAGTCATAGTGTTCACTAATTGTTTTTATTAGATTATATTTTTCTCGTCTTAATGAAGCATTGTTTAACTTATGTCTTTCGTTAATTACTTCATTTATAAAATAATCAGCCTTTCTATCATCACCGAACTTCTTGTTTATAATGATGTTATATAGTGCTAATTCTTTTCCTAACTCTGTGTTTTCATTGAATTTATTCTTTACTATGGCAACAGCTTTACTTCCGTCTATCTTATTCAAGACATCAGAAGTAATTTGTCGTAGTAAAAATTCAAACAATAGGCCGCAATTACGCAACTTATTATGCTTTACTTTACGCATATTCATATCTCCGTTTTATTTGGATTCCAACAATGTATAGTTTTTCATATATAAATATAAAGTTTTTATAGTTTATACTATATTTATTCACTTGTTTCTTCTTCTATTATGTTTTCTTCACTTAAAATACTCTTATTATTAGTGTTCTTACTAAATCTTTGTTTTAGTTGAGATAATAAACCTTCACGAGTTACAAGAGTTGAACCTTTTGAAGTAGCTAATGGTGAACCACCTTTGAACTCTCGTTTTCCATATCGTTCTCGTTCATATTTGGTAGCGTCTTTTATATCATCTAAATCATACTCGTTTCCGTATTCTTTTTCACCAGTTCCTTTTCGCCTGTCACCACCCCAAGAACCTTTACGAGCCATTTCTAAATCTTCATCATCTCCAGCTTTCTCTCCGGATTCTGCTGGGTCGTTACCTTCAGTTTCAATTTGTTCAAATCTAAAGTTTTGTTTTCTATCTTCAATAATACCATCAAATACTTTTTCTTTATCACCTTGATTAAATTCAAATATATTATCATAAATCCACTCTCTTGATAATAGTTTGTTTTCGATAAGTGAGTTGGCAATATCAACTTGTTGTGATAATAATTCAAGTTTCTCTTGTTCGTGAATCATAGATGGATTCTGTAATTCTAAATCAAAGTTGATGAGTTCTGCATCTTCAAATCCTTGTGAATATAGATGAACGATTGCAATCTTCGATAGTTCAGCTACAACAATCTTTTGAAGTCTTTCGATTGTTCTTGCAAATCTAACATCTTCAGCTGCTAATGTTGCTTTACTACCAACATTTTCTTCGTATCCAAGAAATGCTTTTGGAACTTTTAAAGCTGCATGTAACTTGTTTCTTAAATATTCAATATCATCAATAGCACCTTCATTTGTTAATCCTTGTAAGGTTTCTATTGCTGTTCCACTGTCAGAACCACGAACTGGAAGATAATAATCTTCTGTTGTTGATTCTACATTATATCGTAAGTTGTAATCTCCCGTTGCCTGGTCAATTACTGGAATCTTCTTCATCTTACCTATGATTTTATTCATAAAGTTTTCTACTTCGTTTGGAGGTATGTTTCCAATATCTACTTTAAATATTCTTTTTTCTGGTGCTCTCATAATTCTATGAATTAACATAGCGTCTTCCATAAGAGTTAATTGTTTAAATACTCTACGAGCTCCTTCTAACATTGATTTACCGTATGGTAAGAAATTAGAATCTGATACTAACCTGAAATGAGCTACTTCATAATTTTCTTTAACTTCTTTGTTACCACCTTCTTCAATTTCAAATTGAACTAATTTTGGATTTTCTGGGTCGTGGTCTTCAAGTCTGAATACACCATACGATGACAGTGGTTTAACATTAACAATACCATACTTATCTACTATATCCAATGATAAAAAGAAATCACCATATTTTGTTAAATTTCTCATCCAAGACCACAGATTAAACTCAATATTGATTATATCATAGAATAAGTTATGTAAGATGTCGTGAACTTTTGTATTGTCTGTTTTGATTTTAAGAATTTGTCCTTCAATGTTATCAATCGTTGATTCATCTGAATAGATGTCAAGGGCAGATGATATAATTGGGTCGGCGTCCATAAGTTCATAATCTCTGAATAGTTGATTACGAGCTACCTCGTACGCGTTTCGTTGATTCTCTTTACCCGCCCAGCCCATT